CCTTCCCAACGCCCTCAGGTCGTTGAGCAATCCATACACGACCGACCGGCTCACACCGACGTCCCGGCAGATATAAGGGATACTGTTTCCCTTCTCGATATGTTTTTGGATCATGCGCACGGTGATCTCGTTTATCATCCGGCCACCTTCCGCAGCGCCTTTTGACTTCCCCATCCGGTGATGATCGACGCCAGCAAAGCATAATAGGCATGTTGAAGTGTCGTCGGATGAGTCGTGTCGTTATCGCGCCGGTCCCGAAGGTGTTGCTTATATCCGTTCCGCGCCAGCCAGTGACGCGCACCGGAATCGCTCAGATTAAACCTGACCGCAAATTCCCTATCTGTGCATCCCCTTTGGCAAAATGCGTGTCGTTCCGGTTCATCGGCCACTTGTCTCATTGGTTTACCTCCTTATCCCGAAGTCCCTCCAATGCGGCTTGTGCAATTCTTTTTGCCTCGGTTGCCATTTCTTTGTAATTTAAACAAGTTGACATTGTTTTGCCACTAATCTCCCGCAGCGCCTCCCTATACCGCTGGAGTTCGGCGAGAAGGGCGAAGCCTGCGTCCTGTTCGTCATCATCGTTATGCAAACAAGCAGGACATTCTTGGCAAAAATAATGCGGCTCATCGTCGTGTTCGCTCATTGCGTATCCTTGGCACTTCCCACTTTCAATTATTGGCTTTCCGAGTTTTCCGCTAAATTGAGCAATCAATTTGCATTTGTTTCGAGCGTATTGCTCAAATTTTAACCGCATCGCCGCGCAACTGGCTTCGGCCTGCTCGGCCCTCTGCTTGTAATGCTCTACTAACTCACTGTGCGTGTCGATTGTTGCGCGAGCCTGCTCAATCTCCTGCGCCTGTTGCTCGATTATGGCGGCGATTTGATTCATGTCCTCCTCTGAGTCTTCATCCCACGGGTAAAATTCTTTAAGCAGTTTTACCGCGTCTGCCGCTGTCATTTCAGCCATTGCCTGCCGCCTCCCATTTTTCGCACTTGCCCGATCCGTCTGTATACCGCACCTTCTTGTCAAATCGCCACGCAGGTTTTTCGCACTCAACAAAACATTTTCCTTCACCGCAAACTGTTTCAAAGTGTTCGCAATTCCCACAGCACCGCAGCCGCCGCGCTTCGGCTTCCGCCGCCTCTGCCCGTTCTGTCAGCTTGCCGGTCGCTTTGGCGTAGTTGTCGAAACAGGTTTCACATTGCGCCTTAATTTCTGACAGCCACGCTTTATACGGGAAATGTTGGCGAACGCCGAACGGATAATATTCCCTGCGGATAATGTCGAATATTTCAATGGTATCGGTTGCCCGTTGCTCAACTATCGGAATGGCTTTTTTGATAACGTCAGCCGATTTTTCGCGCCAACTCATCTACTCCCGCCCCTCTCGCCTTTAATATGCACGACAATTCACACCATTTTATTGCCGCCAAGGTATGCTCCCGGTCTGTCGTAAACCATCTGTTCTGGTTCATCCTGCATTGTATTTGCCGGCTGCCGTGGCGGTCATTGGCATGCCTCAAACATGCTCAATTGCTCCCCGGTTGAAAAATTAGGTGCGCGCTTTACCGATCTAAGAGCCTTGTATTCGTTGTACTGCTGGCGATATCTGTAACTGTCGCCAAACACGTTCCAAGCGGCCCTTACTATGTTCGGTTCAAATGGCCGTATCTTTTCCAAATCTTCTATCGCTTTCGCCGATATGGAGCATCCACAGCAGCCTGTACGTGTTAGCCCGTATATTTCGTAAGCGTCTGAGTATCTGATATTGTAGTAATCTTTGTACCATTTCTTGTCCGCATCTGACACATAATACAAAGGGCGAAGCCGGTATTTCCCGTCAGCAGTTTCAGAAAAGCACATTGATGTATTGTCTTTGCGTGGTACAGACCGCATCCCGCCTTCATCTCGACGCTCCCCGGTGATGATCATGTCAAATGGCTTCTGGACGCTGTGGGCTAATTGTTTTTTGCAGTAATCGCAGCATTTGTTGCTGACCCGAAACGGAATCGGATTTTCAACAATGAAGTCAAGCATGTACTTTGACGATCCGATGACGAGTTGAATATCTGGTCGAGGCTCACCTTTCGAATTGCACCCACATAGAAAGTTAATCGTTGATTCACATCCCGGATAACGGTTTTTAAGTTCTTTCCGCTTTGCCGCCTTATCTTCTGCGTCTGCATATTCGGCAGCTATTGACAGCGGAATATTTTTCTTTTGGACTCCCTCTAAGCCGCTCGACATAATTTTCGAAACAAAAGGCAATCCGTGTTCTCGCGTGGCCTGAACTATGTTCTTTTTGGGCCGGTATTCGGTAATTGTAACGCCATAGAGTTCCGAGGTTTCCCTGACGTGCCGCTTGATCGCCTCCATCTCAAGTCCGGTGTTAAAAAAGCAGTAATGGACGGGTGGAAGATTAAGCATTTTACGTACCGTCTCAATCAGGTGTAGCATGATGTCGCTGTCGCTTCCGCCGGAGTATGAGCAAATCGCGTTCGGGTACTGAATCAATCGTTTTGCAATTATACTCTGAATGGCCATAAATTTGTTTGGTGAATCAAAGCCTGCATAATCAGGCCTATCTGTATATACTTTGCTTTTATATGCAGGTTTCATTTCCCTTCCCCCTCTCATATACCCACTCCCGTCCCGGCGCAATTCGCCACTCACCTTCAACGCAAATCACCGGAACGGGCGTGTCGCCGTGCTTGATGTAATACTGCGCGTAGTGCTGCCGGACTTCGCGCTCGATCAGTTTGCTGCGGCCTGGCAGTTTGATCTTCTGGCGCATCAGTTATCCCTCCGGCACTTGTTGCACGTCACCTTGACGATCCGCTTCATCACCATTGCCGCGTACACTTCCAGCGTGAGTCCGGCAAGAATCAGCCCTGCCGAAAGATAATCACACATCATTTCCTGTGGGCTTTGCGGTTTCAGGTTCCAACCAAAGTACCAAGTTGATACAAAGTTAAAAATGAATCCGGCCCAAAATATCTCTGCTCCATGGCGGAAAACTTTAATTCGCATATTTCCGCTTCCTTTCCTGAATGTATTCCTTCAGCCGTTTTCTTATCGCGGCCGCTTCCGGACCGTGGGCTTTCTGTGAGTGACAGTCTTGGCAAAGCGTCGCGCCGTTGTCCTCTGTATCCCCTCCGCCCTGGCTTTTGAAGTCGATATGGTGGAACTTCTCGCCCGGATCAACCCATCTACCACAAATTACGCATCGGTCCTCGTCTCTGTCGTGGATCGCCTTATTTAACTCGGCTAATTTGTGGCCTTTCAGCCGGATAGGTTTGTCTTTTTTCAATTTGCTTCACGTCCATTCCGCCAGCCAGCGCCATGATCGCCTCTTTCATTCCGGACAGCTCCAGCGCCTTGTTCAGCTCTGCGTTCTCTCGGTGTTTGCTCCGCATTGACTCATAAATCCGCATGAAGTGCGCCCTGTCCGCTTCCGGATTGTCGCTCGTGCAAAGCTGATACCAGCCGATCGCCTTGGCTGCCCTCTGTACCGTTTCGCAGCTATATTCCGGCGCCCGATACGGCCCGATGGTCTGGACCAGCCGGCTTACTTCCTCCCAGGCTTCGGCGGCCGTCGGCAGCTTTTCGCTGCGCGGGTCGATCTCGTTGGCCACGGTCACAATCTGCGCTACGCTTGGGAAAAAGTCGCTACTCCGGCAGACTCTTACCAATGCTGCCTTTGCCACCTCAAACGGAATGTCGGCCAGCATCATCGTCCATGCCGCTACAATCGGCTCCGGGTCTTTAGCCTGTGCCGAAGGATACGCCGCTGTCGCCATCGCCACCAGGGCTATTATTTCCTTGCGTGTCATGTTCGGCCGCCTCCCTTGCCATTTGTTCAAGTTTGTTCATCGCGAACGACTGCTGCTTTGGCTTGTAATACTGTTCGTATTCATCCTCCCAGCGAGCGCCGTTTAGGAATGTCGCCGGATTCGGTATGTATTTCCCGTTGCTTTCACACCATTGTCGCGACGGGATCGCTCTGTTTAACCCGTCCATTATTGCCGCGAATAGTTCTTCGTCCACCTTCAACCTGGACCATGCTTTTTTTGCATCCTGCTTGGCGGACTTTTTGGGGTATGCCAACCAAAAAGAATCGAACAGTGTTGATGATGGATTCGGATTCGGATT